AGGCATTGACAAGTGGATCGAGAAAGGGTATAATACTGCTAAAGATGGAGTTTCCAAGGTGGTTATGCTGATTCCAGCGAGAACAGACACTAAGTATTGGCATAAATTTGTTATGCACGCATCCGAAGTGTATTTTGTGAAAGGACGCTTAAAGTTTGGAGATAGCGCCAACAGTGCGCCATTCCCTTCCGCAGTTGTAGTGTTTGATGGAAAAAACCAGCAGCAAGTATTTGGAGCAATGAACCGATGAATCGCAAACAACGGCGAGAGATGGAGAAGAAGATGGGTAAAGAAAACTCACAAAAACTTGCCGAAAAAATTTTCCAGTTCGACCAGTTGCCAGATGAATGTTTGGCTTGTTTAAAGCCGTTTGACAAGAAGAACAAAGAGATGGTAACCACATGGAACGTGGTAGTGAGAGACAAAGATACCGTGCGCCTTTATTGTCCCGAATGTTGGGGAATGGCCCACCACATTATTGAAGAATTTAAAAGAGAGAGAGGAGGAACGAACGATGACGGTTGAGAGAATTACTTTAGGCGCCTTCCAACAGATCTTGCGTGGAAAGGTGAAGGATCCCACTCCTTGTGTCATTAAGATATATTCCAATGGATGTCATTTTTGCCAAGGATTGCGAGAGCACTATGAGGAGATGGCCGACTTGTTTGACGATTACTATTTCTTCGCTTTCAATGTGGAGGATCACCCAGCTATCGAACAAGATATTACAATTACAGGTGTTCCAACGATTGCCTTCGTGCAGACTTCGAATCGTGGCACGGGCGTCACCGTCTTGGAAGACCCTCCCTTTCCTCATCATATGAGCTACTATACCTTAGAACAACTTAAAAACTTTTTAGATTCACTTTCACCAGAGGAGATTAAAGAAGATGAATATTAAAATTTATAACGCAACCGTGACTCAGCTTCAGGCTACAGCAATGAAGCATTTGATGGAGCTAGAAGCTGTTCTCCAGGGCCCGTCTTCCGATGGCGCCGTTGAGCGTGCATGTGCCTTGGCTCATGCTCTGGTGCAGGCTGAAGGGGCACTTCTAACGGTGCAGCAATATTTCCAAGCGATGCCGGCCGCCGTTCCCGAGCCCGAACCAGAACCCTCTTCTGAGGAGCCTGTGAAGGTCACACCGGAGATGTCGCCAACTTATCGCAAATCTATAGAGAAAGAAAAAATTAGAGCCAGCGCACAAAGAAACCGGAAAGAAGATGAATAACACTTATTCTTATGATGACGTGCTGTTGGTGCCTCAATATTCCGACATCCGATCGCGCTCAGAGATCAATATATCGAGCGACCTGGGCAAAGGAGTCAGGCTTCAGTTGCCTATCTTTGCCTCGCCTATGGATACTATATCCGAAGGCGCCATGGGAAGCGCCATGGGCAAAGTCGGCGCTAGCGCCATCATTCATCGCTATAACACCATCCCGGAACAGATAAGCGAGGTTAACAAAGTTGAATCTCCACGTATCATCGGCGCCGCCATTGGCATCTCTGGTGATTATCTGGAGCGAGCTAGCGGATTGGTAGATTACGGTGCTGATTTCTTGTGCGTTGACGTAGCTCACGGCCATCATGTGATGATGAAAGAGGCTCTATACGAGCTGAGAAAATTATTCGGCGATGATTACCACATTATGGCAGGAAACGTAGCCACGCGCCAAGGCATCAACGATCTTGCAGATTGGGGGGCAGATTCTGTGCGCTGTAATATCGGCGGTGGCTCTATCTGTTCCACGCGGATTCAGACTGGCCATGGCCTCCCGGGGTGGCAAACGATCGTTGAATGCTCAATGACAGATAGAGACGTTAAAGTTATTGCCGATGGTGGTATCAAAAATTCAGGGGATATTGTTAAGGCGCTTGCAGCAGGGGCAGACGCGGTAATGGTAGGCTCCTTGCTCGCAGGAACCACCGAGACGCCTGGAGAAATTTACATGGATGCGAAAGGTGACCGCTGGAAAACTTATCGCGGGATGGCCTCTAAGGAAGCTCAAGTTGAGTGGCGCGGAAAGTATTCATCTTTTGAAGGTGTTGCTACTCGTGTACCACATCGCGGCCCTGCTGAGATGATACTTGAGGATATAGAGAAGGGTGTGCGCTCTGGCTTTTCATATACCGGGGCCCGTAATTTGCGCGAACTCCAAGCGAAAGCCCAATTCGTCGCACAAACCACATCTGGCTTATCTGAAAGTCGCACTCATATCGATACGAGGAGTTGGTAATGTCAGATGACGTAGCCAATCCTCATTTGGATAAAAAGGTTGCGTTTGTTGAGAATACACACCAGCATGCTAAACTTATCTTAAAGTTGCGCCACGATGGTGTCACCCAGTCAAAGTTCTTTCGTGCTATTATCGCTGGCTATCTTGATGGCGACGACCGCATACAAAGCTACATTGACGATATGAAGCCGCAGAATAAGAAGAAGAAGGCAAAAACAAAGGAAAGCAGAAGATGGAAGATTTTGGATTGAACGAAGGAGAGATAGAAAACATATTCGACTTAATCGAAGAGGAGCACCCAGAGCTATGAAGAAGGTTGATGGTTTGCGCGAGTGCTCCCGCAAATGTATGAAAAGGAAAAAACAATGTAAGGAAACGGAGTGCCGACTTTGGCAGGATTATCCCGACGAGTATAACTGCACTCTAGTTTCTGTATATGAACACGGCCAGATGACGCTGCGAGAAGTAGCAGAACGCGAACATTTATCATTTGCAAGAATTAAACAAATTGAAACGAAAGCCTTAAAAAAACTCAAGTCTTTAAATTTAATAGGTTGTTTTCGATTTTGAGGCTATTATGAAAACATGTTACTATTTATTTTTGAAGTTTTGTCATTATACAAGGAGATTTAACAATGGCTCGTAAGAAATTATTATCAGAAGGCGAGATTCGCCAGTTTATGAAGCTCGCAAACTTGCGACCTATTGGAGCAGGACGCCTCAGCGAAATGGGAGCCTATCCAGGCGCCCGTGATGAAGATGAGGAGTTGGGCGATGAGCTTGGTGCCACCGAAGATGAACTTGGCGCCGAAGATGCTTTAGCCGATGAAGAAGGCGCCGAGCTTGACGTTGCTGATGATGAGTTAGCTGCGGATGAGGCCGGCGGCGGCATGGTTTCCATGGAGGACTTTATGTCTGCTCTGGAGCGAGCCATCGAAGAGGTCACCGGCGAGGAAGCTGATGTTTCCGAAGAGCCCGGCGACGAAGAGGTCGAAGTCGACGCTGAAATGACGATGGGTCCAGAAGGCGAAGAAGAGGAAGTCGCCATGGGTGCCGAAGAAGAAATGATGCAGGAAATCATTAGACGCCTCATGGAGCGCCAGAAGTATGGCGGCAACGAGGGAGATATCCCCGATGCTGATCGCAAAAAGAAGGGCCATTACGGGCGCGGAGGCAAGACTAGAGAAACAGCCGAAGAAGAAGGTGAGGCAGACTATAAAGAATTAGACGAAATCACCGCTACTGGTCGCGGATACGAGGCAGGTGAACGCCGCAGCCCTCGCCGTCAGCCACGCCAGCCGGATGAGGAGGATAGCGATGCTCCTCTTATTGACGAGCCCTCTGAGATGCTGCCGGGTTCCGAGTATGATCCTTCTGAAGAGATTCCTCGTTCTAAGCGAGGTGCGAAAGGTCGCTATCGTCGCGATGAGTCCATGGACGCTATTGTCAATGAGGTGTCGAAGCGCGTGACCCGCCGCTTACAGGCTCAGTCGCAAAAAGAGCAGATGGTCGACCAACTTGCTGAGCGTATTATGAAGAGATTGACAAAGTAAGGTTGACAACTTCAATTTATTGTGATACATTAACCACTGGGGAAACTCAGTGGTTAATTTTTTGAGGTGACTATGGGACCATGGTGGTTATACATATTGGTGTTTGTGTTTGGGTATCTCACTCATAAAACATTTTATTTCTTGCGCTCTATACGCCTTAGTATAGGAATGATTCGTTTGACTCAACTAGTTAGTTTAGCAGTGTTGGCTCGATCGATGGAGAATTTTTATCACTCTCATACTGCTCGTATGCGACATATGAAGGAGAACAATGAGAGCAAACAGAATATCCGAGACGTCAGGCGTTCATTTAACACCGAAATATCAACATATAAAGAGGAAGCCATTAAAGAAATGATAGCATTACATCCTAAATTTTATGAGCCGGTTATTGATTTTGATGACTGGAAAAGTGCGATGACCTATCTAGAGAAGAATCGCTCCTTTTTGATACAAGTTCTTAAGCAGGCTGAAAATGATAAAAAAACTTCTTGAAAAAATAGCTGGATCCGATGACCAAAAGATAGTATTGGTTGACTCAGCCGCGATAGCAGGGGCGCAAGAACCTGACTTGCGAATTATCGGAATGTTTTGTGATGTGTCAGAGGAGAAGGTAGCCGAAGTCATTCACGCGATGCTTTATCTGAATGAAATGAATAAGCTGGAAAAGGACGAAGCCGACCGGCGCCCCATAGATTTTTACTTATCTACATATGGGGGAAGCGCCGACGACATGTTTGCGCTATACGATATTATGCGAAATGTGCGCCAGAACACAGAGATTCACACGTTAGGCTTAGGTAAAGTTATGTCAGCTGGAGTACTTTTGCTGGCGGCTGGCACCAAGGGGCAACGCCGTATCGCAAAGAACTGTCGCGTAATGATTCATTCGGTCGCAGCCGGGAACCATGGCAACCTTCAAGACCTTACAAACGAGCTTGGGGCCATCCAAGATTTGCAGGACATGTATACGAACTGCTTGGTCACCGAAACAAACATGACCGAGAGCGACATAAAAGACATGCTAAATCGCAATGTTAACGTCTATTTATCTGCGACAGAAGCAGTTAAACTTGGAATTGCAGATATTATTGTTTAGGAATTAAAAGATGGCAAATTTAAAAGATATATTAAGGGAAGAATACATTAAAGAAGTCAACAAGTTAGATCTGCGTTCTCTGCTGGAGATGGTTGAAGATGTGATGTCGCAGCCTCTAACTATTGTTGAGGACGAGGTTCCCACCGCTGATAAGCTCTCGGACGAAGAGACGCTAGACATGATAATGAAGATGATACCCAATATTGAGGTGTCTGAAATTGGCTGGTCGGATGTGCGCACCAATGAGAAGGGGGAAGCAATCAGTGGCCCTCAGCGCTCCCTCTTGGAGGACTACCTCAACAACATAAAAGGCAACACTTTTGAAGAGCGCATTGACTACGTGAGCATGTTTTATGCAGCCGGCGCCGGCGTCATCGGCGCGAGTAAAGACCAAAGCCGAACTGGTCGCATTACTCAAGCTATCTCCTATCTGGTATTCTATAAGACCTTGACCAAGGTCATCACCAACTTCAACGCCTCGTCTGCTGGGTTCAGCTTTGAGTCGTTCCTTTCGGCGCTCGTAAAAGGCCAACAGATTCAGACCGGCAATAAAACTATTGCTGACTATACAGACAATCTTACAAACCAAGAAATTCCAGTCAGCTTAAAGTTGTATCGGGAAGGTGGCCTGGAAGTTGGAGGAAGTTATACTGACTTGGTGAACGATCTTGTAGAGCCTAAGTTTGACTTTGATGGCATGCGTTATGTCGTTTGCACTAAAGAGTTGGAGGGCGAAGATCTTGAGCAAGAAGGCGAAATTAAGTTTTGGCAGTTTGATTTTACGCTTGATAATGTGATGTGGATTTTGATGAACTCTAAAGAAAAGTCAGCAGAGTGCATCCGTATCCCCCAAGCAGTGAAGAGCAAAATTGAAGGAAAAGGCGCTGAAGTCTCAGAAGAAGGATACGAAAACATTCTTGGTCTTCCGCTACTAGCGGCCCTCCCATCGGCCGACGAGGTTTACGAAGACATATATGTTCCAAAATTTAAACAACAGTTGCAACACCTTAGAGGCCCAAGCGATAAGCCCAACCTCTTAAGCCTTGTGCTGCGGAGCGATCGAGAGGTCGTAGAGTTTTTAGACGCTTTGGATTGGGTGAAGAACGACGCCCTCTTTAAAGATGAGTTCATTGAAATTGAACACGCAGAAGATCAGCCCGAGAGCCCAGAGCCGGGAGCAACAGCCGTCAAACAGCGAGAAATGAAGCCCAAGACTCGCGGCATATCATCGATGGTTGGCCAGAAGGTGAAGGCGTGGGCTAGGGATTGGGCGCGCGCATATTGGCAAGCATTAGAAAGCGATCCCGAAAAGAACGCCGCTCTCTATAAGCACTTAAAGTTCGGCCCCAATAGCAAAACTGGAAAAGAAAGAACAGAAAGACAACGCGAAACTGAACTTGATCGCCTAGGCGCTGCCCTCGCAACAGTGACGGTGCGCGCTAACAATAAAATGAAGAAGCGTTCAAAGGGGCAGAAGAGAGCCGAAAGCTATAACCCAATGTTGAGTCTTGAGGATGGGGTTCTCGGCGTGCTACGTGCTTCCGAGATCGAAGCAGAGCGCAAGGCTATGATCAAGGCTGTGCTGGAAACCGAAGGAGGATTTCTCACTCCCGAACAATCGGCTACCCTTTATGCACAGACTAAAAATCCCATGTTCAAAAAGACGATGCTCAAGCACTCTCTTGGCTATTTGACTACCAAGCACTTTTCTCTTAATCAGACACAGGCTACAAATGGAGCCGCTCCTGGTCCCGACAAGATAGAGGACACACCCACCGAGAAAGACCCTCGCGCCACTAAAGTTGTCAAAGGCGGCACAGGCGCCGAATACTTGGGCGAGATTAAAGTTGGGGCTAAGTATGTAGCAGAAGCCATGGAGGGAGTACGAGACATCCTTAATGAAGAGATTTTAGGAATCTTTAGCGCACTAAAGGCGCTGTCTGATAATCTTAATTCGTTCTTTGCAGGTGGTCTGAAAAATGATAATTTGGCTGGGGCCGCAGTGGGAAATGCATACAGCATTGG